GCTTCTTTCATATTTTCATATTTCATCATGTACTTTGCAAATGTGTTAAAGTCCATTCCACTATTCTGTGCTTGTTTGGCCATATTTTCATAATTTTGTGGAGGTTTCGTTTCCTTATATATCTTTTCTGGTACATTTTGTTTCTTTTCTTTTTGTTTATAATACCTTTCTTTTGCCTTTTGTCTATTTCTTTCCATAGTTGCTTCTCTTCGTGCATCTCTTTCCTCTTGTTTTTTGGCCTTCTCTGCTTCTTTTAACGCCTTCCGCTCGGCGGCCTTGCGTCGCCGTGTTTCAATACCTTTCTGTCTTGCAGCGGCCAAATGTGCGTATTTATCTTTCTTCTCTCCCACTTTTAATTTAATATTCTTTTTTGGTTTAATTTTATTTTTAGTAACAAAAATATCTTTCTGTTCTGTCTTCTCCTCTGCTGGATCCGCCGTCATCAATACCTCTTCTGAATCAATAGCCTTCTCCCTTTCCATTATTTCATTAATGTTAGGATTCACTTCTGGAAATAACTTTTTAGTTTCTTCGTCCATATAATTTATAAAAAGATTAAAATATTTTTTATATTTTTTAATCTTTCTAAACATTTACTATTTCATTAGTTTCCATATAATCTATATATGATGGAAAATCTCTCCAATCATGTAACTTATCCATAGGAATATATAAACAATCAGATGTTTCATTAGCACCTCTTCTAAATGTACCACCTTTTTCTATTCTAACATAATCTGGTAATTTTATGGGTACATTCCAAAAACATAATTTATCTTTAAACTTCCAGAAAAAATATACCTTATATCCTTTCCTCATAAGTTTTCTTGCCGCTCTATATTTATTGTAACCAATAATAATATCATAAAAATCACCTTTACTAATTCTTCTTCGTTTTATTTCAACTGCAACTTTATTTTCTTTATTAAAAAAATCTATTGCTCCCCAACCACTTCTCTCCTTTTCAAAAGAACAATTAAACCATTTATCTATTAATTTCTTAAACTTTACTTCATATGTATCACCATATTTTCTATCATGTCCTGCAACATCTGTATGATAGGTTTTTGGTAATTTTCTATTTACCATTCTTGAGCCGTTATAATCGCCTAAACTTTTCATCTCCTTATATATTATATAAATAAAATAAAATATAAGAATTAAACTTACATAGGCTGTGTCTGTGTATAAAATGTATGTGATGGGTCAAATCTCTGATTCGTTAATGTACCACCTTGAAATTGTTTTGCACCAGTATTATTAGGTTTCTGTCTGAAACATAATACAACACTTGTTGCTAATCCTGCACCAAAAGAAGTAACTTCTTTATTTTCATCGTCAGTAATTAACATTTCTAATCTATTCAAATCTAATGGCCCAATATTATTCAAATCAATCCATAATTTTTCTGGTACTTCGTGGCAATACCAACCTTGTGGTGTTGTATTACTATCATGAAGACATAATGTATCTACAACATAAATAGTTTTATTAGTTGTAGCCTTAACACCATTCTGTGATAGGACTGGTAGATTAGTTAATTGATAATGTAAAGATAAAGAGGCAAGCCCCGGCAAGATTGAGTGTGCTCCATTAAATCCATATATTTCATAAGGAGTACCTATTGCTGCTATATCATCATTCCATTCAAATACTCCTGCATCACCATTAGTTACTAATCCGAACTCTACACCAAATGTAAATGGAGAAGGTTTGCCTACTTCATAAGCAGGAAAGTCATCATCTGCATTATACCACGAAGCCCATTCATCAACATCTGCCAAATCTCTCATGGGTTTAACTAACCAATAAACTTGTTTAGATACTAATCCACTACCTGCAACGAACTTTTCTGGTGTGAGATTCAACATTCTCTGTGGTGTTGTACCTGCAACTGTATCTATAAAACTTACCATAGCACCACCTTCTTCCCAAATATCTATACCATTATCAGTCCAATAATTTTGATTATAATATGCTTGTAGTGTATTTAAATCTACTACATCATCTATTCCCAAAACTGCACCAGATTGTTTAAAACGGTTACTTAATCTTGTATCATAGAATCCTTTCGTCATGTTGTACTGAATATCTCCTCCCATAGTTGGATAATCAACAAAACATAAACCATTATGCCAATTATTTAAATAATAACTAATTCCAGTTGCACCATCACCATTAACATTCATATCATATAATTTACACCAACCAGTTGTAGGGTTACTATCTGAATAGGGGGCAAAAGGTTCATCAGTTTCTAAATTGTAACTACCAGCAACACCAGCAACAGATAAACAAAACTCAACTGCAATCTGGTATGGAGAAGTCCATCTAAATCTCCAACATAATACAGCCTCTGTATTAGGGCCACCCAATACATTAATATCATATGAACCACCAAAATTAAATCCTGCCCCAACTGGTACTGTATTAATTCCTTGCGATAATTCATGTATATCTAATTCTCGTCCTACCTCTCTATAAAAACTATTTTTCATAGAAGAATCTGGGTCTAATATTTCGCACTGTGCCACCAACCGTCTGGCCCCTGCCGCTCCTTTCCATTTATAACGAACACCAATAATATATCTTGCAAATGCACCTTCTGGAACAGTAGCACTTGTACTTCTATTTAAATCAACATTTTGAATAAACTGTTGTCTTCCTGCAAAAGAAGTATTATCTGCTTGTGGAACTAATCCTCCTGCAGTATGTACGAACTCACAACTATTAAGACCAAAGCAATGAGCCGATAAACCAACTCTACCTTCATAACCTGCCCCAACTGCAGGTGCAGGGGTCTGTTGTAGTGCAATGGCGAGGTCTATCTGTTCTTGGCAATAAATATTGTAACCACCAGTATCTTGTGCAGATGGTAAATTGTGACCTCCTCCATTTAAAGGTTGAGTTGCCCCCAATGCTTGATTACCAACATATTGTTTAATTCCAACTCTGGAATAAATGCAATTTCACTATTATCAGTAGCACCTAAATTAAATGGCCCCGGCGGGTCATCAATACTTAAATTAAAATCTAATGCACTTTTTATTAATCTTGTTGAAGCATAATTAGTATTATAAAAATTAGGAGTTGTAAGATTTGCTACTGCAGGCCCACCTAATACTGGTTGTTTCATTTCTGCATCAGCACCATAAGCAGTAGGTATTAAAGTAAAAGAAGCAACATTAGTTGTATCATATTTAGTATTATCATTAAAGTCAATCCTATTATCTCCACTACCTAAATTAATACCAAAGTTTAATGCACCATATCCTGCACCACCTCCCCAGAACCCAAAAGGATTCGTATTTAAACAATTAAATCCCTGCATAAACATCTGATTTACACCTCTCTGTACTAATCTTCCGTAACATTTCCTTTCTCCCTCTACATAAAACATATTAGTTCCTGCATTATATTCGTCTTGTGGGTCTATATCTGCAGGTGCAACACCAGTAATAGTAGGTACAACATTAGAATCAACAAATGCGTGATTAAAATTATCATCTAATCCTAACATGTTACACGCTCTTCCAATAGTATTCGTTTCTGCCTCCCAATCTGTTACATATGGGTCTTTTAATGGAATCTGTATAGGTTGATTAAGAGTTTCATTACCAAATCTTATCTCTAATGTACCACTCTCACTTAATTGACTTCCACCAACTAAATTAAACTTTGTATTCACCATAGCAACTTGTGAATTAGGTTCTAAATGTAACGGTTGAGTAAAGTAATTACTAAACCTACTGGGTTTATGTGGATTGGCAGTTCTTGTACTTTCGTTATTTCTACTTTTCAAAAACACTAACGACATTATAATATTTAGATATATTATAATATGTTTAAAAAGATAAAGCAAGATAAAAAAATAAAAACTTTTAAAAATCCTGCAAAAAGATTAGACAATCCATCTATTAATTCTATTAACGGAAAAATAGAAGACCCAAATGATAATCAGTACTTGGCAGTTATTGCAACGAAGAAAAAACCAAAAAAGAGAATGCCTAAAAATGAAGAAATGTTTTATAAGCCTAAAAAGTAATAAACATTAGTTTAAAATGATTTAAATAAAATCTTCCTTATATATATAATAATGAGTAAGATAGAAGACATGACGAAAGAAGAACTTTTAGAGATATTGAACCAACAAAAAGAAAAAGACACAATCCGTAAAGAAAAAATGAAAGTTTATATTAAAAATTATCAGCAAACAACATCTGGTAGAGAGAAATATATTAAGGCGTCTAAAAAATATTACGATACAAATAGAGAAAAGATTTTAGAGAAAAAGAGATTGTATTATCTGAAAAAGAAAGAACAACAAAATAAATTAAAGAAATGAACCCCTTTCCTTATAATATTTTAATTAATTAATATTATAAAGTTAATATCAGTTTTGTCGTAACTTTTACAAAAGTTACTCTATCTGTGTAACAATTCCTTGTGAAATATTAAGTACCTTCTGTATTCCAGTAAAGAAACGAACTCGTCTTTCACTACCAGCATCTGCAGCGGCAAGACCAACACCTGCCTTACTCTGTGTAGTATAAATTACTGGAAGATTACTCATTCTACGACCTTGACCGAAGGAGTTCTCTAATTTAATACCAATCCAATGCTGTGACCCACATTCTGCATTATTAGCATAAGTATTAACTTGTCTATCAGATAGACCTTGGCCATTAGCACCAAATGCACCAGTATTATCTGTCTGATTAAAGAAACTCCAACGATAATCACAGAGTTGAAGAGGAGCGGCCTCAACCATATCGGCCTCGTGTTTCTGTAATGAACCATTAGATATAGGTTGAGAATACCAATTGTTACTATCAATATTTAACTGAATCTGTTCTCCTAAACGGAAAGCAAGTGAATTATAACGACCAATATTTAGAATACTTTCATTAGCACCATCTACTAATTCTTTCTGGACTACAATAGATTTAACCTTTTTACCACCTAATGCTAACTGGAAATTATTATTAAATGATGTAGCACCACCTGCAGTAATTAACATGTTCTCTTGTGTAAGGATTTCAGTATAAGGAACATCATATCCTCCTCTCTGCATAATTTCCTCTGCAAGACCTGCCATCAAATCTGGATAAAAAAGATAATCAACACACATGAAACATTTATTCTCAATCATAGTGGAAGTACAATTAGTAGCAGTAAGGGCCACACCTGCACTATCTACCGAAGGTGGATAAAATCTGTGACCGAATGTGGGGTCGGCCCATTCAATTACTAAACTGACCTCCTCACGAATAGCAAAAAGTGGAAGTTGAATGCCACCAGAAAGGAATGGAATAAGTTGGCCAAGGCCGATTGCAAATGAGGGCGTGGTATTAGCATCTCGTGTAATTCTTCGTTTTGGCGGATCCGCCTCATCAGATTTAGTAACATCTTGTTCTCCAAAACCTGCAGACAAATAATCATTTATAGCAAACTCTGAACTCTCACGACCTAATGTACCGACTGGCATATCAAAACCTCTTGATGCTTGTGTAGTCGTATCATTAGTGGCACGAAGACCTCTTGCGGCAGAACCAACAAAAACATCATTACCACCTTGTTTAGGTTGAACTATACCTTTTTTATATTCATTACTAAAATGAAGTCGTTTCCATGTAGAATACTGTCCTACTTGTACTAAATCACTAACTCTACGACCACCTATCTCTAAATATGCTCTTCGTACCATAGCAAGAGCACCAGTAGATGTAGGTAGAACTGAATTAGTATCAACTGCAGGTGAAGCACTATTAACAACAATCTGTGCAAGATTTAACTGACTGTTACTATCCAGCACGCCTTTCTTATCAAATACGAACTTACATGAGTTCTGTGAAAAATTAACTGGAAAAAGTAAATCTGTATTAACATCTTGATTAACTGGTCGTTCCATAGTAGTGGCTCTCAAAACTGGGGGTAGTGGCTGTCCTTTACTCATTTTATAATATATAATATTAAAATATTTTAATTGATAGTTTTTTTTAATATTATAAACTTATACTGCGGATCCAGCCGTAACATTTCCTAAATTAATTCATTACTGTAATCGCACCATTCTGTATCATGATAGAGTTTTTATGTTTAATGAAAAGATAAAGTGAATGTGGTTGCACATTTGCACCATCTGGAGCACCTAATCTCAATCTCATTCCAAATGGAGTACCCTTAAAGTTAAGACCATTTTCACTAATATGGTCTAAATTAACTCCAATATTATACTGTTGAATCTGGTCTTCTTCATTAATAGAGTAACGGACTCTGGAATATCTTGCTTGACCTTCTCCACCAACAGTTGTATTTCCTGCACCAACATCATTAGAAAGTTCAGTTTTAAGTGACTTAACTGCATTGGCCAATCTCCATTCTCGTCTAATGGCATTAAGTTCAACTTTATTTTTCAAACTATCTGCAGTTCCTTGTGCTTGACTATCTTCTGACTGTACTTCAAAATCTAATGGAATACGAAGGCCACCTTTCGTAAATACCATGTCTTCTACTTGAATATTTCTCTGTAACTGTCCTGCCTTATCTTGAAGAGGTTGGAATGTCCTCTGTGAATCATAACTGTAACTATTAACAAAAGAAGATGGAATGAGATTAGATATAATTGCAAGTGTGCGTCCAGTATTGATATTAAGTGAGAGGTTATGGTCGGTGCCGTTAATAACATTATAAAATGAAGTAAATGTGTTATAAGTGAGAACACCGTTTTTATTTTGAAGAAGTGACTGTTGAAATTGTTCGTCACCAGTTTCACATTCAAATGAAAGAGTTAAATCCGACATTTCATAATATGCTCCACCTTGTGTAGTACCTGCAGTAGAAGCAGGGCCAATATTTCTAAATGTATTGTTATGAATTACATAATTGGAAGGAGCAAGTGTAATAACTATGCGAAGGCCTTGCACTAAACTTAAATCAATAGGCACACCTTGAATGAGTCCGTCTAAAATAGGAACAGCAAACTCAAAAGGTTTATCACATTTCTTTGCTTGTGAAACATCTTTTGAAAGAGCACCATATATACTATCTACACCACCATTCAAATAACTATTAATAGATTCATTAAGTGGCATAAGAGAAGCACATAGACGATTATAACTTTTAATTGTACTATATGTTCCACCAGTTCCGAGCGACTGAATAGAAATAGTTTCAAAGGCACTACTAACACCAGTTCGTCCATCAATATAAATATCTTTAACTGGGGCCAATAGAGGATTAGCACTATTACCACACCAATTAGTTGCATTTTCTGGTACAGAATTATCTCCATTTTTAACTGCAAACTTTCCAGAAACTCTTAAACTTTTTCCGTTCATGATTTTTGGGTCACTTGGCACTTCAAAAACAATCTGTGTAAGTCCAGTTCTATCACCGAATAAACCAGAAGAACTTGTATTCGTTGGATTTACTTGTACTACTTGTCTGCGTGTATTCATCATTTATAAATAATAGTTATATTTTTTTTAAAAATAATTATTATTATAATCTACTTAAAATATGATAGAAGCACCATCACGATTCACAACTAATCTACGAATAGAAGCAATCTGATTAATCCATAGTTTATTTTTCTGTGGAGGGTTACTTGTACTATATTCCACTCTTAATCCTAAATTACCATCTGCTTGTAAATTATAAACACCACCATATTTGGCAAGGGCACGACCGATTAAAAGATTTCCTTCCTGCGCTTCCAGATTTCTAACCATACATCTTGCACTTCCTAATGCCTTTTCTGTTTCCCAAAGTGCCACTTGTTCTGTTTTTGGTACTGCGGCAGAAAGTTGTCCCAATTCTACTTTGCGAGTGGGTTGTAATTTATTATTTACTAAATAATTATAATTATCAACATTATCCACAATAGTTCCTAAATTATCATTATAAACCTCTTCTCCTAAACCGTTCTCCGTACATAATGTGAGAACAGAAGTTGCCATCTGATTAATGACTGGCATATTAAGTTGCACTGTCTGCTCACTCGCAGTTGTATTGTTACGATAGCAAGAATAGGTAAGATAATCATGTACTGCTCCTTCTTCCGTCATAGTAGATTTAGCAAGTTGTTCTACATATCCTGCAGGAGGTTGTGCCGTTTTAAGTACAAACTTAACATCAGTAAGTACTACTCGTGGAGTTTCAGAAAACATAGTATCTTTACTAATGAAACATGTATTATTATCTGCAACACCAGCGGCACCTGCATTATCACGACCTGCACCTCCAATAAAATCATTACCGATTGCACCTGCAGCGGCCGTTACTTCACATCTGACTCTAACAACACCACCTGCATTCTCACCTGCATTACATTTAACTGCAGTAATAGTACCAATATCTCTCAATACTGCAGGATTAGCATTAGTAAAACCACGAAGAACTTTACCTACTAAAAGATTAAGACCACCACACGCTTGATTACGAACTGGAAGACAACCAGCATCAATAGCGGCTTGTGTAGGTACTTGCCCTGCACCTGCAGCGGCCCCAATAATCTGATTGAAGCCGGGGTTCTTTTCGGTATATAAATCAACATGTGTAATTGCACCAGCACCACCAGCGGCCGACTGAATACCAAATCTATGAGATTCAATAATATCACTTGCAAGAGAACCATCGTTGTTACATACACCAGCACCACTCCATAGTTCTAATGATTTCTTTGCCGAGTTTAGGTCTATCTCAACGCGCAGACCTTTTGTTAGTAACCCTGCAGGCATCATCTTCTGTGAAAGAGCACCTAAAATACCAGAGTACAACTGAACTGCAACTTCACATGTATTAGGCTTACTGCAAGTATTTACAGTATAATCATATGTCGCGGATCGGCCAGTAGTGTAACTGTTAAACAACATAGATTTATCACCATTTCGTGAAGGAAAATCATCATAAAGAACACCATCAAAATCACGACTGGAAGGTTCTAAAAGTTCAGTAAGACCTCGTTTATTTCTAACAGTACGGTTTTCAGAATAATAATGAAGTTTCTCTGCCAACTCGGCATAATTCTGAATAGTTTCTAATTGCAAATTGCTATTCATGTCGTAAATACGAACTTGATTGATAAGGCTATGAATACCGCACTTTTTACTAAATGTAACAACTGCAGGGGCATTATCAACACGAACCTTAAATGTAAGATATGTCTGGCGAGGGTCAATAAATGCATTAAATGCAGGAATCTCAAAGCGAACAGTTTCGCCGTCACGATATTCTAACTGATGGTCGGAAGGACTAAAAGTAGATTTAGAAGGAATAGTTTTATTGTACTGTGATGCCACAAAATCCATTATACATTTACTAAATAAAATAATTTTTCTAAAACATTCAAAAAAATTATTTTTTATCACTTTTGAACTTTTTTACTCTTCCAGTTTTCTTTTTCTCTGTTGCAGGTGTTTTTTTAGTTACTCTTTTAGTAGGACGATATATATCACCTTTTTTCTTATATCCGACTCCACCTCTTTGATTACGCCATTCTTCCTTAAACCATCGGCCTAAACCTTTCTTTTTATTTTTTGTACCTTTATATGCGGATCCAGCACCATGTTTCTTTTTATATCTTTCCTTATAACTTTTTACTAATAATCCAGAACGATATGCAGAATGTTTTGGTATTTTCTTGTATATTGATTTCTTTACACTATCATATAATTTTTGGTCTTTTGGTATTGCCATTTATAATATACTTTTATTAAAAGTATTAACAAAAATATATTGAATAATTTATTTTTTCATTTTCCTCCACATAGCACCAATCTCTTTCATAGATTTACCTGCCTTACGATGTTTAGATACAAATGCTTGATATGGTGACCGTTTCTTTTTAACATCTTTACCTTTTCTGTGAAAATCTTTATCACCTTTTTTGGTAGTAAAATCTTTATCACCTTTTCGTGTTTTAGATTTACTTCCTTTTTTACCAGTAAAATCTTCATCACCTTTTCGTGTTTTAGATTTAGTACCTTTTGTTCTTCCTTTCATAGCCTTTCTTTCATCGGCCCTATCCTTTGCACTCTGTTTAGGAGGACGACCTCTTTTTTTACCGTAAGTTCCCATTCCACTTGGCATAATTATAATATATCTAAATATAATTATTTTTTTCTGTTTAATAATTTATTTCCAGATAAATAAGGTTTCTCTCCCCTATATCTCATGTAACTCTTGCCTGCACTAATGGCCGTTTCCCTACTATTAAAAGATTTTTTAACATTAACCTTCTTGTGAATGTTATATAATTTCCATTTATCTTTAACTTTTATTATCTTGAATGGCATTTTATTTTAATACATGGAGAGATAATAATATAATCTTATTTTAATGATGTGTGAAATTATTGAAAAATTACCTTTTGAATTAAAATTAAAAATATTATCGTACAAAAAATCACCACCACATTTCCTTGCAATCAAAACTGGATTATTTCCAATTAGAGATAGTTTATTACCTCCAATAAAGGAGGAAGATGAATGGATTAAATTAGTTAATAGTGATGATGATGAAGATGAATTAATATTTCAAATGGACGATGTTACACAATCAAATCCGATTCCGTTTCATTATTCGCATTGGACTGACTATTTCCTATAATTAAATTAACATGTTCTGCGGATCCAGCCTCATCTTCAAACTCACTATTAGTATAGATTCCTATTTCTTCTAATCCATTTACAATAGGTGGTCTTTCAATAGTAGATTTCTTATACTTTCCCTTAAAGTTTTTAATAGATTTTTTATCAACCAGAGGAGATAGTTCATTTAATCGTTCAAAATTATCATTTACTAATTTCAAAAGGTCTTTTGGTCTTATTCTTGATTCTCGTGGTAATCCTAACTCAACCTTAACAAATCTATATAGTTTCGCATATTCTAAATAACTATTTCTGTGATTCTCTGCTCTTCTACTAAAACTAAAATATGCTTGTATTGTACCTAATGTTGATGTTATTAATGATAAACCACCTACTATTTTTAATGCATCATCTTCATATGTTTCACCAAATAGATTTTTGGCAGATAATGTGAGAGAACCACAGATTGTACTTAATATAATTACTGGTAAATCAATACATAATGCCTTATGAGAATATTTACTTTCACAATTTTTATGTAACATGGATAAACATAATGAATGTTCTCCAACCTCTTTCAGATAGGATTCCAGATTTTTAGTCCATTTAATATGTGGATTACTTCCTTCCATATATTAAATTATTGAGATAAATGTTTATTCCACCACCAGCCATTTTGTAAGTATTTAATTTTAGTCCATTTAGTATTGATTCTTTTATAAATATCTTTTCTGTTTTTCTTTTCTAAATCTGTTGATGTGTGGCAGACATTACATTCGTGATTAATAAAGAAACTATTTTTAACATTCGTTATTTTAGATTTACAATTGTTACATCTACACTCGCCTACGGCGAGCATCGCCATTATCATACCATTCTTTTTTTCTTGTACTTGTCTAAAACTTTCATATAATTTTTCTTCTAACTCAATTAATGCTTTTATGGCGTCACCATTCGTATTTATTTCCATATATATATTATATAAATATTTTATTTATATCATATTTTACTCAACAACTTTAATTAATTGTCCTTTTTCTGAATTAAAACTTAATACTCTTTCAAACTCTTTCATGTAACCAATAGTCATATCACCATTAAACTTAAAATTACATCTATTACCTCCTTCTAATAAATCAAAACCGACTCTTTCTCCATTATATAATCTATCGTACATATTCCATAATTTTGTATTATCATCAGTATTTTTTGTATATTTATCTGCAGTAAAGTATAATGTTGAATTAGGAACTCCTTTCATTCTAATATGATGACCTACAACCTTTTCATTTTTTTCATTCATTCCTTCAATAATGTCTATATAACACTTCTTTCCCAGATAGATAGATTTCTTACTACTAATTTCACCACTACAACCATCTAAATCAAAATCAATATGTAATTGTCCTAATTTCTTTCCTTCCAAATCTCTTCCGTACTTTTTCTTAAAAGCATCTACTAATTCTGGAACTCTATCATATTCTATATGCATACTATCAGTATCTGTGATATAAATATTGATTCCCATGTCTTCTGCAAGACACATAGGTTCAAACATAATTCTTTTACTCATAGATAAACATTCAATACCAACTGGGGCATTATTAAAATGTTCCATAATATCTTTTTGTATTTTAAAAATGTACTTCGGTTTTATTTTACTATTTTTATGGATTCTATTATCATATACCTTATAAAACTCAATAATACTATTATAATGTCTATCTAAATATTTTTTCATTTCTGTCTCGCCTTGAATAATTTTTTCATCAGTATCAATAGGTTTCAATATTGTTTTACCATAAGCACTATTCATAATTAATTTATAAACAACTTGAATCGGATTTTTCTCTGCCTTCTTTTTTAATCTTAAATCAAATATTTCTTTAATTACATGTTTAATTGTTGGATTTCTACCATTATTATAATAGTAACCACATAAAATATCATACTCAATCTTATGAAATGCCTTCCAATCTTGTAGTGTAGTTTTATCTATGTAACATATTTTTCCTTCCATATTATTCGTCCAGTTTCTAATGTGATTCTTACTATCAACAAAAGACATACATGGTATATGATATTTCTTATTTACTTTTGTGATTTTAATTTTAATGAAGTAACCATCTTGTTTATTAATAAAATTATCATTACAATCACCATCTGGAATAACTTTTGGTTTTCCTTTTAAAAAACCGTCCATTCTATAAAATGCTGATGGATATAATGATACAGCATCTAAATCTGCAATCTTTTCTTCTACTTTCCATTTCTTATTATCTCTGGTACAACATCTACCTCCAACAACACATTTTTGTAAGAAGTGTCTAACTCTACCTCCTACTTGATATACATCTTCAAAACAACCATGTTTCATTAAAACTTTATTTGCTAATGAAGCAATAGTCCAAACACAATTAACATCTAATGAAATAATTTTATCTTTTAAACACCATAATCTGAATGTATTGTAACCATTCATTAATACTTCACAATCTAATTCACAATAATATTTAGCATATTCCATAACATTAAATACTTCAACACCAGATTCATTAATTTTACTATAACCCAAATCTCTTACATTTTTAACAAATGTTTTATATCTATCACCTAATTCTTTTTTGGCCTTATCAACTGGTACATATCCTTTTAGTAAATTATCATAATTATTATATAAATTATAAGGCATAATTTCCTTTTCTTGTTTTAAATTAAAACATTTACCAAATCCACGAAGAGGCATCGTAATTAATTTATAACTATCTTTAAACTCAAAATTGTAACATTTCTTCGTTTTATGATAATAATATTTACCTTTTGCATTCATTAAACCATTACCTTTTGTTTTTTGTTCGTCTGCAAATAAATATTTCATCATGAACCTATAATCAAAACCAGCATTATGAGCAATCATTCTGTACTTTCCTTCTTTACTACCTCCTCTTTCACATACCATATCTAATATTTTTTTACCACAATCATCACCAATAGCATAAACTTTACAATCTTTATTCTTCTGCGGATCCAGCCATCTGGCACAACACATATAAGGTCTATGAATCGTTCTCCATAATCTATTTTGTAATGATTTTCTTTTTTCGTGATAGTATTTATTTTTCTTCTTTTTGTGAAACTCTGTATTTAATTCTTGTAACTGTTGTTTAATTCCAAAATCTTTAATTTTAACTTTACTTGTTTCAAAATCAAAAAATATATTTTTAAACTTACCTGCCTTCTCTGATTTAAACTGTTCTTTTTCTTCATCATAATCATTTATTTTCAAACAATAATCTTCATCATATTCCAATCCCTTTTGATTCTCATTAATATAATCAACTGCCTTATCAAAATAAATAGTACCAAAAATATCATCACTATAAGCAATTGGTGTTAGATAATCTTTTCTTCCATCATATAACATGTTAATTGCTTGATAAGAGTTAATACATCTATCTTCACTTCTTTCTGGATATAATTTACCTTTTTTATTTTTCATTTTATAAATAGTTCTCCATTCATCTATTGTTTCATATTGTGATGATAATTCAATATAATTTTTTAAGGCATAAGATGTAAAATTAGTTTTATCAATAATAAAATAATGTGAATCAACTAATCCAATCTTAATTTCTTTTTCATATTTATTAGTTCCATAAACATTAGATTTTTTACAATTATCTTTCTTCATTAATCTAATATTCATTCCAATACAATCTGCTATTTTATTTAATCTACATATAGGTATAGACCTATTAAACATCATTCCTTTACAAGCATCTATCTTTTTCTTATCTATTCCATCTACTTGTTTTAATGAATGTACCAAACAATTATCTATGTAATTATCATTTTCACATTTAGTATATATTCCATACCTTCTTAAATCAAAAGGAGTTTTATGTAACCATTTAAAAAATGAACCATTAGCATTATTATTTGCATTAGTATTATTGACTCTTTTGATGACTATTTCATTAATAATATCTACTTCATTTAACCACTCTGCATCACTACCAGTTAATGCCTCATCATTAACTTGACTATCTTCTATTCTTGTAGCAAGTTCTTCCCATTTTTGTGGTTGAAAAGTAAAAAATCTTTCACCATCACCATCAAATACAACTTCCATAGTAACTCTCTGCATTCCGATATTTTGTGATATAGTTCTTAATATCAGAGGCATACCTAAATCGTTTATCATGTTCTGTGTGATGGGCAAACTCTCTTGTCTATTGTTAATTGTAAAATCAGTAACAATATTTTGTAGTTCATTAAAAACCACTTGTTGTTGTCTTGTAATTTCATTCTCTATTTCAACTGCATCATTAAACAATCCGGCCATAAATCTGTAAGCATATCTTTCATTCCTAAATCGTGGGCCATCTGGATTTCTCAATTGTCTGGCTGTATTAAGGACTCTATTTCTTCTTTCGGCCTCTGTTAATCTACCTCTAATATTAATACCATATTCTCGTCGTATTCTTCGTTGAGATAATTGTGATACTGTACCATCTGGTCTAATCCTAACTGGACGGATTATGTTTCTATTCATATATAGTTGGTAGAGATTATTATTTTCATTTTCCCCCACATTTTCCATTTCCTTATAAAATATTATAAAGAATTGTTTAAGTCATTATTTTTATTAATAATATAAGTAATTGAAAAAGTTAATGTAATTAAAATAATTATATTAACAAAAACGCCTAAATAAATTAAAGTTCATCTTTCATTATTATTGCTTTTTCTTTACATGGGTCATTATCCTTTCCTCTCCAATTTCTGTAACATTTCCAATTAAATGTTGGATAAGTTCTATTTGCCCAACAATCCATAAACTTCAATATCTTCTCTGTTGTCTGCCTTTTCAAACTCAAAATGAAAACCAGTTGATAGATAATTAATAAACTTTTCTGGAAAACCATTCGCTAACAAAATACTGTACTGACTATTAGTCATTATAATATATTATAAGGACATCTTTTTAAGTGCCATTAATAAATGTTTTAATAAGTTTTTTAAAATCCACCATATGAAGGTTGTTGGTCTAATGTATCCATGTTGGGTGTAATTAACATTCCTCTCTGGGCGAGTGTTGGTTGTGGTTTAGGTATGGCAACAGTAGGTAGTTTAGGTTTATTACCTAATATATCATCATCAAACCAGTCCCATACTGACTTGGCAGCCTCTACTAATGCTCCTCCTTCCAATACGGCACCAGCAATCTGTAATGGTACTCCAATTACTGCACCTATGCCAGTAGCATCTAATGCTGTTCCAGCACCTTCTAATCCGGCACCGACTCCTTCATCAACAGCAGTATCTGCACCTGCCTCTCCTAATCCAGATAAAGCATCGTCTGCATCACCAGTAGCATCTTTTAATGCACTTCTCGTACCGTCTGCTAAATCTTCACTTGCACCTTCTCCCATATCAGTAGCACCTTCTGTACCTTCTAATGGTTCAGATTCTCCTCCTTCTTCACCTCCTTCTTTTGTTTCTTCTCCTACATCTTGTTTTTCTTCTGGTCGTTGATTCATCTGACGACTCTCCATGTCTGCTTGTCCCATTCCTAATTGATTACCACTTCTTACAAAATCAATATCACCAGTATCAGTCATAGGTGTATCAAACTGCTTCATAGAATCTTCAAATGAACCTGCCGTTTCTTCT